TTGATCCGTTTCTTAAAATAGTTAAATTTTTTGAATTCCAAGTATTTGCATAATCTGCAACAGCTATAACTGCACCTGCACTTGGACTTGATGGAAGAGTTACATTAAACGCTGCTCCTGATGTATCTGTAAAATATCCAACACCTGAAACTGCTGGTCCTGGATCTGCTGTAATTTTTGTTGTGTTCCAAGAAACTTCACCAGTAGAACCAAAACCTGCAGCTGTGCCAGAGTTCGTAATTGTTACACCACTAGGAATAGTAATTGAATCTCCACTATCTCCTAATTGAACTGTACCACAATTTGTTCTTGGACTAATTTTATTTACTTTTATTTCACTCATAATTTACCTATTGAAATTTATATCTTATTACTACTATACCTGATCCTCCAGCTCCGGAAAGTCCATTTCTAGCAGCACCTCCACCGCCACCAGTATTAGCTGTTCCATCATCGTTAGGATTAGTTCCACTTGGACCTACATAACCTGCTCCACCACCTCCAGCTCCAGCTGAACCACCACTTGAATTACCTGAACCACCGCCACCACCACCACGTTGAACAGAACTTCCTGTAATTTCTGTTGTTAATCCAGCTCCACCATTTCCTGCCGTACAATTTGATGATGCACCTCCAGTAGCTCCAGCACCTCCACCGCCAGACCCACTGTTTGATGAACTAGATGTACCTCCATCATTTCCTTGTGATGGAATAACTGGAGGCGTATTTCCTGTTCCACCAGCTAGATTAGGATATGCACCACCCCCTCCAGAACCTCCTGGTCCTCCTGCACCTGGTGTAGGACTTGGACTATAACCACCAAAACCACCACCAGCCGATGATATTGTTGAAAAAGTTGAAACAGATCCACTACTTCCAGGTCGATTAGTAGGTGAATTAGGAGTTCCTGCTGCTCCAGCACCGACTGTAACTGGGATAGCAGTTGGACCTGTAAAAGGTCCTAATGGAGTGGAAGATGCAGTTGGAGCAGCTGTATAACATCCTGATATTGATGCAGTATGAGATTCTCTATAACCTCCAGCTCCTCCGCCACCACCTCTATTATTAGCTCCACTTCCACCACCACCTATAACTAAATAATCTACTTTTGATTTGGGTCCAGCTCCCGCTGAAACACAAAAAGTTCCAGGGCCTGTAAATACGTGGACTTTAAAATTAGTGCAAACAGTTGAAATTGTGCCTCCTGTTGCAGTTATAAAAGTACCAGCAGCTTCTGTATCTTCTGCATTTTGAACATTAATCCAACCTTGTGTATCATCTACATAAACAAAAGTTGCTGCTTGTCCTTCAATATCTAAAAGCACTGTATCGTTTGTACCACCAATTTTATTTGAACCATTTGGTGAAACGGTTAAATTATTAGAATTAAAAGTTCTAGCGTAATCTGAAAAAGCAACAATCGCTCCTGCTGAACCTGCAGGTAAGTTTGCAGTCACAGCTCCTGAACTTGTATCTACAAAATAACCCTCTCCACTAACTGCAGTAAATGTAGATGTTTTAATACTACCTGTTTGCCAATTAACAGACCCTTCTCTACCAAAACCTGTTTGACTTGCACCCGATGCTAAAGCAATCGTATCACCACTAGCGCCAATAGTAATTGTATTACTATTCTCGTTAATGATGTTTTGACCACATTGGTTTTGAACGTTATTTACTTTAATTGTACTAGTCATTATTGAAATTTATACCTTATCATTACTATACCAGATCCACCAACGCCAGAACCAATACAGTTATTATAACCAGCCCCACCGCCAGAGCCAGTGTTTACAGTTCCAGCTGTTCCAGCTGGATTTCCTCCAGCTCCACCACCACCTAATCCTCCTGTTCCGTACGATCCTTCAGGAATATCTTGTTTATTACCACCTCCACCACCAGCAAAATATCTTCCAGCTGGACCTGGTTGTCCATAACTTGGGGCTGTTGGGCCTATAAATGCAGTTGGGACGTGTCCACCAGCTCCACCAGGACCACCAACATTAGGATTTGTTCCACAACCTCCTTCAGTAATAGCTCCACCGCCACCACCTCCGGCTCTATTACCACCTACTAAATTTCCATCACCACCATCTCTACCTTGAGCAGGACTTACAGGGGGCGTGTTTCCTACACCACCAATTCCAGGACCACCATTACCAGTTGCTCCACCTCCAGAACCACCATTCATAGCTGGAACAGGATTATATCCTGGAGTACCACAAACTGCACACCGACCAGGTCTTCCTGCGCCACCACCTGCGGATGATATAGTTGAAAAACTTGAAAGAGAACCAGGTTTAATAGGACCTAAATAACTTTCACTTGCACCACCTGCACCAACCACAATTGGATAACCTTGTGCTGAAACAGGTAAATTTGCAGGTGCATTTAAAGGTGAAGCACTTGGTAAAGCTGTTCTAGTTCTAAAACCTCCAGCTCCTCCACCGCCAGCAGAACATCCTTCACCAGTTCCACCTGCACCTCCACCACCAACTACTAAATATTCAACTGAATTTGAACCACAAGCATTTCCACCACAAGAAACTGTAAAAGTTCCTGGTCCTGTAAAAACGTGTGTTTTAAAATCTCCGCAAGTTAAAGTAGCATTTCCACCACACGCTGCAACAAAAAGTGCATCAGCCCCTACATCAGCAAAACTTGATTGATGAATTGATCTCCAACCAACTGTTGAATCTACATAAACTAAAGTTACACCTTCTCCTTCTGTATTTAAAGTTATTTTTCCACCATTTGTTCCACCATTAATTTTTTGTCCAGCTGGTGGGTCTACTATTAAAGAATGTGTATCAAATGTGTTGTTGTAATCTTGAACAGATACAATAGAACCAGGACTTCCTGTTGGTAAATCAACTTCAAAAGAACCACCTGCTGTATTACAAAAATATCCCTCACCACTAGTTGCAGTAAATGTTGCTGTTTTTGGAGTTGTTTGCCAATCTACTGTTCCTGTTCTTCCAAAACCTGATTGACTAGCCCCGGTTCCTAATACTACAGTATCTCCTGATTCTCCAAGAGTTAATGTAGTTCCGCATTGTGGTGCAACTGTATTTACTTCTATCTTACTCATTATATTATTACCAATGTTCCTGTTACTGTTATTGTTTGTGTAAAGGTAACTGGTCCTGCTAACACTGCAGACTCAATAACCATACCTTTTTGATCTATAGTTTGAGCATGAGTATAGATATTTTCTGATCCAGGTTTATTACCTATATATATTGTATCGTATAAACTATCCATTTATCCTCCTATGCACTAATTGAATCAACAACGCTAACATAAACATCAGCACTAGATGCAGTATCTGATTCTACTTTTAGTACATCAGTACTCTGCATTACAAATTTAGCACCACCTGAAACAAGTTCTACTGCACTGTTTGGTGGGATGCTTAAATCTTTGCAAATAAATCTTGTTGTAGAGCCACCTACACTTACAAAAACATCTATTGCAATTGCCGAGGTTACTTTGTTGGCTATCCTGATTCCAATAACTGCATCATTTGAATTTGCTGTAAACACAGTAGTAGCACTGTTTGTTGCTTCAACTGCATATCTAGTAAAATCTTGTGCCATATTCCTCCTATAAAGCTATTGCCATTGCAACAGCAAATCCGTTACTTGCCGCTCCTACGGGCGTTCCTGTTGAATCTAAATAAACTGACTTACTTGCAGGCATTGTACAAAATACACTTAGTGTACTTGAACCACCTGAATTAAAATCTATTTTTGACGTATTACCTGAAGAGTTACTTAAGACAGTAGTTCTTGCTAGAGTATCAGGTGTTGCATCCGTTACAGTGCCAAGACCTATTTCAAATAGGTTTGTACCTTCTTCAAAGATAGCATAATAAGTTGTGTTACCATCACCTATCCCGTCAACAAAAGTTCTAAAACCTGTAACAGCACCTGCAAGGTTTATAGTACCTGTGCCTTGTGATGTACTTGTTTCTCTTACTCTATCATTTATTACTAAAGCCATTTAGTCTCCTATTAACTCATGCTTATAATAGCATTAGCTGGTGTTGTTGGATCAGGGTAAGTAATTTTAAATGTGCCATTAGTACAAGTTTTGTCTCCTCCAAAATCTAATACTACACATAACTTATCTCCTTGATCATCATTATAAATAGCTGCAAACGCTGCTGTAAAAGTTGCGCTCGACCAAGTTGAATCTCCAAAGTCAACTGAAGCTACAGCTGTAGAAGATGCAACTGCTTGTGAAGACAATGCTTGTCTTGAATAGTTACTTCCTCCACCTGTGTTAACTTCATTTGTTGAAGAGACTACTGTGCTTGCCGTTGTATAAACAGAAGCAATTGATCCTGTGTACAAAGCTATTTTAAATGAATCCCCACCACTCGCAAAGTTGTGTGTTCCTGAGAACAACTCTCCACGAAATGAATTAGGTATTACGTTCGCCATATTTTATCTCCTTAGTATTCTGATGGAAATGGTGATTTAAGTGGTGTACGAATAACTCCATCTTGATACTCGTCCCGGCGTCTACGACCTTGTTGTTCGATCGCGTACGTTTGTAAAGCTTCCTTATAAGCCCCTGTATAGTATTGTATCATATCTACTGGACCTTTCAAGTACCCATATGCGTTGATCAAAGCTGCATACAAGAGTAGATCTTGATATTTATTTGACAGATATGTGCCTGTTGTACTAACGGAAGAATCTGTCAAACTGACAGGTTGTTTTACATATGCCATTGTAATTTCGTATTGAAAATCAGGGGTCGGGGCTACAACCCAAAAATTAGCGTCCCAATTAGCATAATACTTAGGAATACCCTCAGCTGTGCTAGGAGTATCATAGTAAGTTGCCATATAAGATGGATCTTTTTTTTCTAAAAATGTTTGAGTGTTTGGACTTACATTTGTATTTTTTAATTGAATATATCTAATAATTCTAAGATCTGAAGGTATTGTTACATATCTGTTACCTGTTATTAAAGTTGATGTAGCATAAAATCTATTATCATCAGAATCAGCTTCTCTGTATATTTTATTTTCTGCGTTCACAATAAATGTGTTTACAATTGCATCAGTTAAAACTGTGCTATCTACTTCTGTGTAGTTTCTAATGTCTGTTTGTAAATTTGAAAGTGTGTATGCCATAATTAAGGTCTTTCGTTAAGTGGTCCAACAAAACAATTAAACCCTCCTCCTGTTTCACTTCCTGTAGCTGCACTTGGAAGTGTGATTGTAAAACTATTATATTCGTAAACTGTTGTGTTAGCATCATTTACATACGATGTTTCAATTAAAGATGCAACTTTAAATGAACCAAATACTGTTGAACCTGATGGGTGAGCAACTGCTGTGGTCTTGGT